AGTGACAACACTGACATTACTACATATGTACCACAAAATGCTTCAAGTGCAACAGCACTTTCAACAAGTACTGCAGTAGAAGGAAATATCCTACTAGGCGAAGCAGCAGATCAGATCGATCTACGCAAAGTATCAAGTGCAGGCGCTCCAGAAGTTCTAGGTGGAACAACAACCGCTGGTATTAGTTTACCAACAGCATCAGCCGCAGCAGGCCAGGTTTGGTTCAATAACACACTTACTGGTTTAAGTATGTACAAGCAAACTGCTGGTGCTTGGGTATCAGTTACACCAACATACGCATCAAGCGCACCAAGCGCACCAAGCGCAGGCGATGTTTGGGTTGACACAACATTGGCAGGTTACAACCAAGCAAACGAACGTGATTATCCAAAAATTTATGTACGTAACTCAGGAAATACCAGTTGGGTACAACACACAAACTCAGATCAGACAACTGAACGTGGTGTTGTTTTTGCTAATTATAAGGACGGATCAGGAAGTGTACTAGCAGGTTCGCCAAGTCCAGTTGTATACCCAGTAGGTATCCTACTAGTAGACATGGCAAATAGTACTAACACGGTTCGTGTTTATGATGCTACAAACGGTTGGCAAAATGGTGTATCTAACAACAGTGATGGCAGCGGCCGTTTCGGACGTTTTGCACAACGAGCATACATTGCAGCAAAAATGGCAGCAGTAGCGTCAGGCGAAGATCTACGTGATGATCAGTATTCATTTAGTTTACTAGCAGCACCTAACTATCCAGAATTAACTGATGAGTTGGTTACACTAAACAGTGATCGTGGTGAAACAGCGTTTATTATTGTTGATACACCAATGAATAAAAATCCAACAAGTGCAATTAGTTGGATACAGAATGCCAATGGTGCAAGTGAAAATGGCGAAGATGGATTAGTAACAAATAACACATATAGTGCTGCATACTATCCTGCAGGTCAGTCAACTGAACCAGTTGGCGGAAGAACAGTAGTTGTTCCTCCAAGTCACATGGCACTATACACATATGCATATAATGACAACATTAGTTTCCCATGGTTTGCACCAGCAGGTCTAACACGTGGTGTTGTACAAAATGCAAGTGCAGTTGGATACTTAAACAGTGAAGGTGAATTTAAAGCAGTGTCACTTACACAAGGCCAACGTGATAGCATGTATCAAAACAAACTAAACCCAATTACAACATTTGTTGGTCAGGGAACAGTTATTTTTGGACAAAAGACACTTGCAACTACAACTACAGCACTTGACCGTGTCAATGTTGCACGTTTGGTTGCATACTGCCGTGAACGTTTTGATGAGATTGCTCGTCCATTCTTGTTTGAACAAAATGATGCACAAACACGTGCCAGAGCAAAACTAGTATTTGAGCGTTTCCTAGCAGACATTTTAAGCCGCAGAGGTATTACAGACTTTGCAGTTGTATGCGACGAAACAAACAATACACCAGCACGTATTGATCGTAACGAACTATACATTGATGTAGCAATTGAACCTACAAAATCTGTGGAATTCATCTACATTCCAATTAGAATTGTTAATACTGGCACATTATCAGCAGTTTAATAATAAAAAATTAACTATAAACTTAATAGGCGCCCAAAAGCGCCTATTTTTTTTTCGTAAAAATTATAAATACATATAGCTAGTATTAAGAGGAGAATAATATGGCAGTTTTAACAACATTGGGTGTGCCAGATAATTCAGGTAACACTACAACAATTATGCCAAAGCTACAGTATCGCTTTAGAGTGACATTTCAAGGTGAAGCATTTAGCTCGACTCCTACAAGAAATGTAATCAGCGCAAGTAGACCAGGCTTAACACACGAACAAATTCCTGTTGATGCATATAATAGTAGAATTTATCTTGCTGGTAAACATACATGGGAACCAGTAAGTATTGTACTACGTGATGATATTGACGGTGTAACACTTCGTGAATTAAACAACCAACTCAACAGACAAGTTGATCACGCTAACCAAAGTTCGCCAAGAGCAGGTGCAGGTTATAAATTTACAACTGTAGTTGAAACACTAGACGGTGCAAACCCATCACCAGGTGTATTAGACACATTTGAACTTTCAGGTTGCTATATTACAAATATTCAATACGGTGATATGGCATATAGTGCAAGTGACCAAGTTCAAGTTACAGTTCAAATTCAGTATGATAATGCTGAAATTTATGACGCAGCAGGCAACGCAACACTTACAGGTACAATAGTAGATCAAACAGCAGCAAACGCTACAGGTTAATAGATAATGGGTTTATCTTCTAATACTGGCTTTTTTAACCGAGCAGCAGAAATATACGGCACCGATACTGGTGCCGTAATAACCGCCAAGCCAAGACAAAAATACAATTTTTCAATTTTTATGACAACTATTGGCGGTTCTTTTCAATTTGAAAAAGTACAAGGCGTGTCCTTGCCAGATTATCAATATAATGTTACAAGACTAAACCAATACAACCATCAGCGTTTTGTTACAACTAGACAGGAAATCACACCTGCAACAATAACATTTTATGATACAGTTGACAATCAATTTCAAAATTTATTAACAGCATACGCTAGTTATTATTATACTCAAGGACTTTCCGGACTAAATCCATCGGAAATTATTAACAATGCTACCAATCCGTCAGTTTCGAGTCCAATGGGCTTAAAAGCAATACCAGCTAATAACAGGTTTTTCTTTACAAACATAACTGTACTAACCGAAGACAGCGGTCCAAACACAGGTAGAGCAATTGATATGATTAATTGCATGATTACAAATGTGACACATGATCGTTTAGATTATAGCGATAGCCAATTAGTACTGTTTACTGCAACCTTTCAACCAGAACATGTTAATTTTCTTGCTGCTAGTCCCAATGGATCAGCTGATGCAACTGGTGCGTCTACTCTAGCATAAAATTAATTAATAAATACTCACATAATGGCAGCAAAATTTCAACAAGGCTTGTTTAAAATGAGTAATCCAACTAGGTACATTGGTAAACATATACCGAGGTATCGCAGTGGATGGGAATTAAAGTTTATGCGTTTTTGTGACACACATCCAAGTGTAGTTGCATGGGCTAGCGAAAGTCATCGTATACCTTATTTTAATCCTATTAAAAATAAACAAACACACTATGTACCAGATTTTTTTATTATATACGAAGATAAGCATAAAAAAAGACACGCAGAATTTATAGAAATTAAACCAGCAAGTCAGATGTTAGGAAATGCAAAAAGTACAGCACAAAAAGCACAAGCAATAGTAAATGAAGCTAAATGGCAAGCAGCAAAAACGTTTGCACAAAAACAAGGAGTAGGGTTTAGGGTATTAACTGAAAACGAGCTGTTTAATCACTCCCAAAGTCCAAAAAAGAAAAGATGAGCAAAAAAATTGAAGATATTTTTAACATGAGTCCAGCAAAAGAGGTTATTCAGCAACCTGTACAGGAAGAAGAAATTGGCTTAGACTTGGCAAAATTACAAGAAACGCTAGACACAGCAGACAAAATCGACCAAGCACTTCCAGCAGTACGTGACTTAGATGCACTAGACAAAGATATGGACAACTATGCCGAGCAAGCAATGAAAAGTTTTCAAGACTTGATGGATCTCGGCCAAAACGTAGAGGATCGGAATGCTGCGGGTATATTTGACGTAGCAAGTAAGATGATGACAAATGCTATTACTGCCAAAACAGCTAAGATGGATAAAAAACTAAAAATGATTGAAATGCAAATGCGTAAACGTAAACTTGATTTGGAAGAAAAGAAAGTTGAAATGCAGATTGCAAAAATGAACGAAAAAGATGATGATGACCCGATCGAAGGCGCTGCAGAAGTTTTTGATCGTTCTAGCATGATTAATGATATTATCAGAAAAATGAAAGAAAACGATAAATAACTACAAGACAGGAATAATAGTATGAAAAGTTTAAAGCAATATTTGGCAGAATCTGAAAAGACATACAACTTCAGACTACGTACTGTGGCTGCAATGTCAGATGAGCAATTAGACAAATTAGAGACGTATCTTGCAAGATACAA